CATTAAAAATTAAAACAGCTGAAAGCATGGTCAGCAACAATAAGGTTGGTGAGTATGTAGGTAAACTTCTGGATGCTGAAACTAAAATTTTAATTTTAAGTGATGAAAATAAAAAGTTATTAGAAAAAGTAGATGAGCATGAACAGATAAAAGCAGATCTAAACGATAAAAATAAAACTGTTCATTCTCAAGAAAGTAATGTTGTTGCACTTCGTGATAAGATTACAAACATGAAGAAGCAACATCAAGCTGAATTAGAACATCATGGTAGAACTATTGATGACTATCAAAGAAAAATAAAAGAAAAAGAAAAAATGATAGAAACAATGGGTGAAGAAATAAAAAATTTAAAAAGTGGTAAAAGGAAAAAAAGGAGCAAGAAGTTAGATGTCAAACACAGTAATTCTTAAAAAAAATAGTTCAGCAGGTAATGCACCATCAGCATCAGATTTATCAGCAGGAGAGTTAGCTGTAAATACAGCAGATGGAAAATTATTTACTAAACATACTGATGGGACAGTTAAAACTATTGCTGAAGCACAAATTAGTGAGGATGCGACTGCTTTGGCTATCGCTTTAGGATAATATGGCAAATACATTTAAGTTAAAAACAAAAGATGGTTCTTCAGTAAATGCAGATACATTTATGACTGTTTACACTGTTCCTTCATCAACATCAACAATCGTACTTGGATTAACTATCGCTAATATAACAACACAGTCTATTGAAGTAACTGTTTTTTTAGAAAACAATGATGGTGATAATGTTAATGTTGCAAAACTAGCATCAATCCCAGCAAAAAGTTCACTAGAGTTAATGACAGGTAATAAGTATGTTATGGAGGCAAGCGATATTCTTAAAGTGAAATCAGATATAGCAAATAGTGCAGATGTCACTTTATCAATTATGGAGATATCGTAATGGCAAGTTATATAGGTCGTAGTCCATCTACGACTAAAGAGTTAGATGATAATGAAGTAACAACTGCTAAAATTAATGCAGATGCAGTAACAAATGCTAAAATTGCAGATAATGCTATAAATTCAGAACATTATACTGATGGCTCAATAGATACAGCTCATATTGCAGACTCACAAGTTACTACAGTTAAAATTGCAGATTCAGCAGTCACAAATGATAAATTAGCAGGTTCAATAGCAAATTCAAAATTAACTGGTTCAGGTGCAATTACATTAAATGGTTCTGCTGTTGCTCTTGGAGGTTCTGCAACGATATCAGCAGGAACTGATTGGCAATCAGTAAAAACATCTAATTTTACTGCTGTTGCTGGTGAGGGTTATTGGGTGAATACAACAAGTGGTGGTATAACAGTAACACTACCATCATCTCCAAGTCTTGGAGATGAAATTATTATTACAGATTATGCAAGGACTTGGGGTACAAATAATCTTACTATTAATAGAAATGGTTCTCCATATCAAGGAGGAACTTCAAATCCTACTTACAATACAGACGGAGCATCTGTAAGCATTGTTTATGTAGATAGCACAAAAGGTTGGATACCTAATGTAGATGATGATGTTACTAATAAAGGTGCTGTTCCTTATTCAGTTGATTTTTTAGTTATCGCTGGAGGTGGAGGTGGAGGTGGTCCACAATCTGCCTATGGTGGTGGAGGTGGAGGTGCTGGTGGATACAGAGCATCTTACAACAATGAAGCATCTGGAGGTGGAGGTAGTTCAGAAAGTGCTTTAACATTTAATCCTGGAACAGTTTATACAATTACAGTTGGTAGTGGTGGATCTCCAGGAGGAAGTAACAGTAATGGAATCTCTGGTCAAAATAGTTCTATTTCAGGTTCAGATATAACTGATATCACTTCTATAGGAGGTGGATATGGAGCATCATCAACTAATGCTGGAGCAAGTGGTGGCTCTGGTGGTGGAGGTGGTTACAACCAATCTGGAGGTTCAGGAACAAGTAATCAAGGTTATGCTGGAGGTGCAGGTGTTGCTGCTGCCAATGATGGAAAAGGTGGTGGTGGAGGTGCTGGTGGCACTGGTGCGACTGGTACAGGAAGCACTGGAGGTGCTGGAGGTGCAGGTGTTGCTTCAACTATAACAGGATCATCAGTTACAAGAGCTGGTGGTGGTGGTGGAGGTTCAGGTGCTGGTCAAGGTGCTGGTGGATCTGGAGGTGCTACAGGTGCTGGTGGTGGAAACGCAACTGCAAACACTGGGTCAGGTGCTGGTGGTGCAAGTGGTGGGAGTACTAATGCTGGTACAGGTGCGACTGGTGTTGTAATTTTAAGAATGGCAACTGCAAGTTATACAGGAACAACAACAGGAGTTCCTGGAGTTTCAACAGATGGTTCAGATACAATATTAACATTTACAGGATCAGGGAGTTATACAGCATAATGGCACATTTTGCAAAATTAGGAACTGGTAATATAGTTGATAAAGTAGTAGTTGTTCATGATGACATTGTAACAACAGAACAAGCAGGAGTAGATTTTTTAAATAATTTATATGGCTCAAGAGATTTATGGAAACAAACTTTCGAAGATGGAAGTGAAAGAAAAAATTTTGCTGGAGCAGGTTATACATATGATGAAACAAGAGATGCGTTTATTCCACAAAAACCTTTTAATAGTTGGGTACTTAATGATACAACTTGTCAATGGGAAGCACCAACAGAATATCCAGACGATGGTAAAAAATATTTATGGAATGAAACAAATAGAACATGGGATGAAGTAACAAATGACTAAAGCAAGAGACTTCGCAGATATAGCAGGTGCAGTTAGTAATGGTAAAATTGCTAATTCGGATGTTAATGTATCTTTTGAAAACATAGTAGATACAGGAACAGAAGGAACTAAAGTTGCTTTAGGTACAACTGCACAAAGAGGAAGTACGACTGGTCAATGGCGATATAATACTACTACTGGATTTTTTGAAGGTAGAAATACAGATGGTTCTTTTTCAACATTACAACCAGATCCAGTAGTTTCAAGTGTTGATGATGGTGAAGTTGATAGTGCTGCTGGTGGTAATCAAACGATTGTAGTAACAGGAAGTAATTTTAGTTCTGGAGGAACAATAACTTTTGTAGGTTCGTCTGCTGAATTTGATGCCACAACAACAACTTTTGATAGTACAACGCAAGTTACAGCAGTTGCTCCTAAATCTAGTTTTTTAAATGCACAAGAGCCTTACAAAGTAAGGTTTACTTCTGCTGGAGGGAAAATAGGAATATCATCTACTGGATTAATTAATGTAGATAATGCACCTAGTTGGAGTACAAGTAGTGGTTCTTTAGGTACTCTTATCGAAACACAAACTGCTAATTTTTCTACATCAGCAACAGATGCAGAAGGAGAAACAATTACTTATTCAGTACAGTCTGGTTCGTTACCTAGTGGATTATCTTTAAATAGTTCGACTGGTGCAATAACAGGAACAGCAAGTGGAGTTAGTGCAGATACGACATCTAACTTTACATTAAGAGCAACAGCAAATTCTAAAACTGCCGACAGAGCATTTTCAATCCTAGTTAAAGATGAAGCATACACTTTAACAAATTTAAAAGTTTACAATGCAGACAACTGTTCAGATAGTGGTCATATTCCTGGTCCAGGATATGGAGGTGATACATCAGTTACAACTGATATGGGTAGTGCTAAAAAAGTTAGAGGATGGTTTGCCTATAGTGTTGTTAATGCAACTAGATCTGGAAGCATAACTGTTAGTGGAAGTAATGATAATTCAAGTTTTACTACTATATTTACTGGTACAAATGCTGCTTCAGTTTGTGGTATTTACTATGTAAATAATAATAGGTCTTTGTCTGATGTTTTAAATTCAAGTTATAGATATATAAAAGTTGATTTTGGTTCAACAAGTGGACATCATCCAAGAATTTCAAGATTTGGTGTGGAGACTTTAAATGAATAATAGAATAAATATTTGTAAAGAATGTAGTGAGTACAATTCACTTCTAAAACTTTGTAAAGTTTGTGGCTGCTTTATGCCAGTTAAAACAAAAATTGAAAATGAAAGCTGTCCAAAAGGTAAATGGTAATATAAATGGCAAGTTATATAGGAATATCACCCCCAGAGCAAACAGGAATCGTAAATAGATTCAAATACACTGCGTCTGGTAGTCAAACTGCATTTAGTGGTAATGATGCTAGTGGTAATAGTTTATTTTATATTTCTAGTAATCCAGTTTTAGTTTTTATGAATGGTATTCAACTTGTTGAAGGAACTGACTTTACAAAAACAAGTAACACAGTCATAACATTAGCAAGTGGTGCAGCTGCAAACGACATTAT